CTAGAGAAATTACAAAAGAAGTAACTATCTCTACATGGCAATCTCTCTATAAAATGCCTAAAAAATTCTTTGAACAATTTGGTTGTATTCTTGGTGATGAGGTACATTTATTCAAAGCAAAATCTCTGACAGGCATAATGAATAAATTACACTTATGTAAATATCGTCACGGTTTTACTGGAACATTGGATGGTACACAAACACACAGATTAGTATTAGAGGGTTTATTTGGAAGTGTAAACAAAGTTACAACAACAAAAGATTTGATGGATAGTAAAACTCTTGCAAAATTAAAAATTAAATGTCTTGTTTTACAATATCCAGATGCTGATTGTAAATTTATGAAAGACCAGAACTATCAAGATGAAGTAGATTTAATAGTTCGTGATGAAAGAAGAAATAAATTCATTGTTGACTTGACAACACATCTAAAAGGTAATACACTATTATTATTTCAATTTGTTGAAAAACATGGTTCAGTTTTATATGATATGTTAAAAGATTTAGATAGAGAAGTCTTTTATGTTCATGGTGGAACAGACACACAAACAAGGGAGAACATTCGTGAAATCACAGAGAAAGAAAAGAACGCAATCATTGTTGCGTCATACGGCACTTTTTCTACTGGCATTAACATTCGGAATCTTCATAATGTCATCTTTAGTAGTCCAAGCAAATCACGAATTAGAGTGTTACAATCAGTCGGAAGAGGTTTGCGAAAAGGGTCAGAAAAAAGCACCGCTACTCTTTATGATATAGCAGATGACTTTACTTGGAAGTCTAGACAAAACTTTACACTAAGACACTTTATGGAACGAATAAATATCTATAATGAAGAAGAGTTTGATTATGAAATCAAGAATCTTAAAATAGAGAAATGATATGGAAACCAAAATACTTAAACTAAAAAATGGAGAAGAACTTGTTTGTAATGTTCACGATACTGATGGTGAATTTGTTAAAGTTCAAAACCCACTTAAAGTAAATCTTTATCCTAGAATGAAAGGTGGAAAACTTGAAGAAGCAATGGCGTTCTCTCGTTGGGTTAGTTATAGTGATAATCAATCATATGATATTGTTAAGAACAACGTAATTGCAATAACAGACTCATCAATCGGTCTTACACGATTTTATGACTATTGTGTAAGTAAGATGCAAGACATGAAGCCGTCTGAATACAGACAACCAACTGATGAAGAACTACAAGAAATTGAAGAAGAAATATTTGAAAAGTATTATAATGATGATGAACCAAAGACCATACATTAAGTTCTTTTCTGAAACACCACAAGGTGATTATACACATTAGATTACATATTGTCAAGTCCCTTTTTTGACTTGACTTTTGGTGTATATAATGATATAAAGGTATAACATTTTTATTAGGAATGAGGTGAAATGTCAAAAAAACCCCACTATGTCAATAACAAAGAGTTTTTGCAGGCGATGAAAGACTGGAGAAACAAATGTGAACAGGCAAAAACAGACGGTAAACAACCACCACCAATTACAAACTATATCGGTGAGTGCTTTCTAAAGATAGCAAATCACTTGTCATATAGACCAAACTTTATCAATTACACATATCGTGAGGAAATGATTAGTGATGGTATAGAAAACTGTCTACAGTATGTTCACAACTTTAACCCAGAGAAATCTGATAATCCTTTTGCATATTTTACACAAATAATTTATTATGCATTTTTAAGAAGAATACAGAAAGAGAAAAAACAAGCTCATGTGAAGAACAAAATAATTGAGAATATGAATGTTGATATGATGTTAATACAAGATGATGGTGATTCTTCTACACCTAATCCTTATGCTGATTATCTACAAAAGAACTTCTTACCAGAAGAAGATGTTTATAAACCCAAGAAGAAAAAAGATAAACCAAAAGGACTAGAATTATTTTATGAAGATAGCGCTGATAACTGATACCCACTTTGGTGCAAGAAACGATAGTTTACCATTTAACGAGTATTTTTATAAGTTCTGGGAAGAAGTATTTTTTCCATACATTGACAAACACAACATTAAAACGATTATTCATTTAGGTGATACTATGGACAGACGTAAGTTTGTTTCATATAAGATTGCTAATGATTTTCGTAGACGTTTTATCACACCTATTGTGGATAGGAAACTTGATACACATATTCTTATTGGTAATCACGATACTTATTATAAGAATACAAATGAAGTAAACTCTGTACAAGAGTTGGTTGGTAATAAGTATGATAATATTAAATACTATACAGAGTGTAATACTGTATCTTTTGATGGTACACCTATTCATTTTGTTCCTTGGATAAACGCAGAAAACTATGGCAGAACAATTCAAAGTATTAAGGAAACTTCTGCAACAATTTGTATGGGTCATTTAGAGATTAATGGATTTGAAATGCACAAAGGACATTTCTCTGAAAATGGTTATCCAAAAGAAATATTTAAATCTTTTCCAACTGTATTTTCTGGACACTTTCATAAGAAGTCTGATGATGGTCAGATATATTATCTAGGTGCAACATATCAAATGACTTGGAGTGATGATAATTGTCCTAAAGGATTTCATATCTTTGATACTGAAACTAGACAATTAGACAGAATCATCAACCCATATACTATATTTGAAAAGATATATTATGATGATACACAAACTGATTACAGCAAAGTAGAAACTAATCAATATAGAGATAAGTTTATTAAACTAGTTGTAGTAAACAAAAAGGACTTATATCAATTCGATAAATTTACTGATAGGTTGTTACAAGAACAAACTCATGAAGTAAAAATTGTAGAGGACTTTTCTGAATTAGATGCTGAAAATGTATCTGATGAGATTGTAGAAAATGCACAAGATACAACTACACTTTTAGAAAAATATGTAGATGAACTTGATGTTGATTTAAATAAACAAAGATTGAAGAATACATTAAAATCACTTTACTTAGAAGCCTGTGATTTGGAGATATAATGATTACATTTACAAAGGTTCGTTGGAAGAATTTCCTATCAACTGGAAACTCTTTCACAGAGATTGAACTTGACAAGAATCCATCAACACTAATTATCGGAGAGAATGGTGCTGGTAAGTCCACCATTTTAGATGCATTGTGTTTTGGATTATTTAACAAACCATTTCGTCAGATTAGTAAATCACAATTACTTAACTCTATTAATCAGAGAGAAGCGATTGTTGAAATTGAATTTAAAACACAGAAACAAGAAGTAAAAATTATTCGTGGTATCAAACCTAATCTGTTTGAGATATATGTAAATGGTGTGATGATTAATCAAAACGCAAATGCAAAAGATTATCAAAAACATCTAGAACAACAAATCCTTAAATTTAACTATCGTTCATTTACACAAGTTGTTATACTTGGTAGTTCTACATTTGTACCTTTTATGCAACTTAATTCTAAAGCAAGAAGAGAAGTTGTAGAAGATATTTTAGATATTAAGATATTCTCTTTGATGAACCTTGTTCTGAAAACAAAGGTAAGAGAAGTTAATACTAATATGACTGATGCACAACATAGTCAAGACCTTACTGAAAGTAAGATTGAAATGCAAGAAAGATATATCAAAGATGCAAATGATAATCGTGAAAACTTGCTTACAGAAAAGAGAAACTTGATTGATAATAATGAAGAAGAGATTTGGCAAAACCGTAAAAAAGAACTTGCGATTAAAGAACAAAATGAGTCTATTTTAGACAAGATGATTGGTGAAGATAAAGCAACTGAAAAAAGAGATAAACTAAAAGACTATCAGTTTTCTTTGAAAGATAAACATCAACGTAATGAAAACATGATTAGTTTTCTAGAAAAGAATGATGAGTGTCCAACTTGTGAACAACAAATTGACAAAGAATTTAAAACTAGAAGTATTCAAGTTAGAGAAAGAGATAATGTAGATTTGTTTGAGGGTCTTAATAAACTATCACAAGAGATGGATAAAGTAAATGATGTTCTTTCTCAATATAGAAAACTTGCCAAACAGATGCAGACAAATGAAGTTGAGATTGGAAAGTATCGTAGCACAATCGCTCAACTTGGAAAGTTCAATGCAAGATTAGATAGTGAGATTGAACAGATTTTACAGAATGAAATTAATAAAGATGATTTGAAAAAACTTGACAAACTGAAAGAAAAGATGTATAGTTTAGATTCAACCTCAAAAAAGTTGAAAGAAGAATTATTTTATTATGATGTTGCAAGAAAGATGTTACAAGATACTGGCATCAAAACCAAGATTGTTAAACAGTATTTACCAATTATGAATAAACTTGTCAATACTTATTTGTCAAGTATGGATTTCTTTTGTAACTTTAATCTTGACGAAAACTTTAACGAAACTATCAAGTCTAGATATCGTGATGATTTTTCATACGCAAACTTTTCAGAGGGTGAGAAGATGCGTATTGACCTTGCATTACTCTTTACATGGAGAGCAGTTGCAAAGATGAAAAACTCTACAAATACGAATCTACTAATACTTGATGAAATATTTGATAGTTCACTAGATGCGTCTGGTACAGATGATTTTCTAAAAATACTGAATACATTTAATAACGAAAATGTTTTTGTTATTTCTCATAAACAAGATATGTTATTCGATAAGTTTAGACACACTATCAAGTTTGAGAAGAATAGGAATTTTAGTCATGTTGTTGCTTAACGGTTGTTGTATAAAACAAATGAAAAAATTACAAAGACAAAAGATTATGGTTGATGCAATTGTAACAGACCCACCATATCATTTAACATCAATCGTAGAAAGATTTGGTAAAGATGGTTCTGCACCAGCACAGTTTGGAACTGATGGTGCTTTTAAAAGAGCATCAACTGGATTCATGGGAAAAGAATGGGATGGTGGTGATATTGCATTTGACCCAATGACTTGGAGTTTGTGTTTAGGACTACTTAAACCAGGCGGACATCTTATTGCTTTTTCTGCATCAAGAAATTATCATAGAATGGCGGTTGCAATAGAAGATGCTGGTTTTGAGATTCGTGACCAGATTATGTGGATATATGGAAGTGGGTTTCCTAAATCACATAACATTGGTAAAGCTGTTGATGCAATAGAAAAAACTGGTAAGTCAAATCCAAAAGCATTAAGAGAAACAAGAATGGGTGATGATTACGAACCCACTGGCCAAGAGGATTATGTAAAAGGTAGAATGTTTAGTTCTGACATAGAAAATGACAACCATGAACATGAAGTAAATAATGATTGGAAAGGTTGGGGAACTGCACTCAAACCATCACACGAACCTATTGTGATGGCAAGAAAACCATTATCAGAAAAATCAATAGCATCCAATGTACTAAAGTGGGGAACTGGTGCTATCAATATTGATGGTTGTAGGATTGAGGGTAATGATGCAAAGTATCCAGATACAAATCCAGATTTTAAAGATGTGGGTGCAAAGTCAAAAGAAGCAATCGGTATTGATAAACTAAGTTTTGGTCAAACAGAAAATGTAAAAAGAAAAAGAGCAAATCGTAATCCAAGAAATGACGATAGTGTATTTAATAAAAGCACAACTGGATTTAGGTCTGAAACACAAGAGTTTGCAGACGCAGACCCAAGAGGCAGATTCCCTGCTAATATTATACATGATGGTAGTGATGTTGTGCAAGACATATTTCCAAACTCAAAAGGTTTTGTATCTAATGGTAATGCTAAAGTTGGAGAATATAGTGAAGGTGTAATTAATCCAATGAGAAGGGGTAATGCAATATCATATGGAGATGATGGTTCTGCATCAAGATATTTCTATTGTCCAAAAGTATCAAAGAGTGAAAGACACAATAGTGCAATAAAGAATACACACCCAACTGTAAAACCAATAGAACTGATGAAATACCTTTGTAGGTTAGTCACACCAAAAGGTGGAACTGTTCTTGACCCATTTATGGGTAGTGGTTCTACAGGCATGGCTGCAAAAGATGAGGGGTTTGATTTTATCGGTATTGAGAAAGAAAGAGAATACTATGAAATCGCAGAAGCAAGAATTAAAAAAACTGCACCTTTAATGGATTTTTTCTCATAAGTGACTTGACATTGTTATGATAACATGGTATAGTGTATACATAATAAAGAATCAGTCATAGAGATAGGAGATTAAATATGGCACATATGGTAGAAACAATGGCATACGCTGGGGAACTTCCTTGGCATGGTCTGGGTACTAAAGTTATTGATGATTTGACCCCAGAACAAATGATGCAAAAAGCAGGAGTTGATTGGTCTGTTGAGAAACAAGACCTAGTTACAACTGCTGGTTCTAAAGTGAAATCTAAACAAGCACTTGTCCGTTCATCTGATGGTGAAGTTCTTGACATTGTAGGTAAGGGTTGGAATCCAGTTCAGAACGCAGATGCGTTTAACTTTTTTGAGGACTATGTAAAAGCAGGAGATATGCAGATGCATACTGCTGGTTCATTGAATAATGGTAAGATGGTTTGGGCACTTGCAAAAACTAACGAATCATTTGAATTGTTCAATGGTGATGTTACAGAGAATTATTTCTTGTTCTCAAATCCACATGAGTTTGGTAAAGCGATTGATATTCGTATGACACCTATTCGTGTTGTTTGTAATAACACATTGACATTATCACTATCAAAAGATAGTAATGCAATGGTTAAGGTTAACCACAGAAAAGAGTTTGACTCTGCTGAGGTTAAAGAACAAATGGGTATTGCTCGTGAGAAGATGGAACAATACAAAACTATGGCAGAGTTCCTTGGTTCAAAAAGGTATACTGCTGACAATGTAGTTCAATACTTCAATACAGTATTTGGTTCGCCTGCAAAAGAAAAGGTTGATAATGTATTCCCATTTACTTCCAACAATGCAAAACTTGCTATGGAATACTTGGATACACAGCCTGGTGCGAACTTCGCTCAAGGTTCTTTCTGGAACGCCTTCAATACTGTTACTTACATGACAGACCACATTCAAGGTCGTTCTAATGATGGTCGAATGACTTCATCATGGTATGGACGTAACCGTAGGGTTAAACTCAAGGCACTTGATACTGCACTTGAGATGGCAGAAGTTGCCTAAAAAAGTTTTGTGTGGGGGTTGACTTTTGAAAGTTAATCCCCATATAAATATATGTAGACGCCATAATGGGTCTACTTAAATCAATCTTGCTTATTAAGGAGATTAAAATGACAAATCTAAGCAATTTTAGAAACGCTCTTCAAGCGTTTGATACTAACACACTCGTACCATACAGCGTAGGGTTCGATAGAACATTCGATAGATTGTTCGATTATGCAACTCACCAAATGGAATCGACTGGTTATCCACCATATAATATCCAAAAGACAGAGGATTTCAAATTTGAAATTGAAATGGCACTTGCTGGTTTCGATAAAAAAGATATTGAAATTGAAGTTGCAGAAGGCACACTTACTGTAAAATCTGTTAAGGATAAAGATAAAGGTGAAACTGATGAGTATACTCTTTACAAAGGTATCTCACAGAGAAACTTTACTAGAAAGTTTACTCTTGCAGATGATATCGTAGTAAACGGTGCAGAACTCAAAAACGGTATGTTAAAAATCTCATTAGAGAGAATCGTGCCAGAAGAGAAAAAACCAAAGATGATTACTATAAAGTAATTATTTTCAAGGGGGGACTTGACTTCCCCCCTTTTTTATGATACATTAATCACAATTATATTATGAGGTCAATAGTGAAAATTTTCAAGTCTAAAGAAGAACCAGTCGTTCCGACTGAGGAGAGTTTGATTCCTTACAAGTATCAAGAAGATAGGATACTAAAGGAATTAAAAGAGTATGTTGATAAAACATACGAACAGCATTATTCTCAAAACAAATTCCAAGCAACCGAATTTATCATTGATAGTGGTCATGGTAAAGGATTTGCTGTTGGTAATATCATGAAGTATATTCAACGGTATGGTAAAAAAGGAACTAGAGAAGATGCAAGAAAGGACTTGATGAAAGTTCTTCACTATGGTATAATCGCTTTACATATTCACGATAAGGAGAAAAACTGATATGAAACTAAGTAATGATACTAGGGAAGTTTTAAAGAACTATGCTTCTATTAATGCTAACCTACTTGTGAAAGAGGGTAATCAAATTTCAACTATGTCACAAATGAAAAATATTGTGTCTATTGCAACATTGCCCGATACGTTTGAAAAAGAGATTGCAATTTATGACTTGAATGAATTCTTGTCTGCAATGTCACTGTTTAATGACCCAGACTTACAGTTTGGAGATAATAGTGTTCAGATTTTAGAGGGTGGACAATCTCTTAAATATTTCTATTCAGACCCAACTGTAGTAACTACACCAAAGTCTGATATTACAATGCCTGGTTCAGATGCAAAGTTTACTCTTAAACAAGGTGTGTTTAATCAACTTGTAAAAGCGTCATCTGTTCTGAATGTTCCAGATATGGTTCTTGATATTGATGAGAATGGTGCAATGGGACTTCGTGTATCAGATAGAAAGAATGACACATCAAATAATTTCTCTGTAGAAGTTGGTGATGGTGGAACTCCAAATCAAAAGTTTTACTTCAAGGTAGAAAACCTAAAGTTGCTTTCTGGTGATTATGAGGTTGAAGTATCAAGTGCTGGTATTTCAAGATTCAAGAATATCAATAAATCAATTGAATATTATATCGCACTAGAAACTGCTTAGGATAAAATTACATGAATGAAATATTATGGGTTGAGAAGTATCGTCCATCAACGATTGAAGATGCGATACTTCCAAGTGAATTGAAACAAACATTTCAACAGTTTGTAGACAATAAACATTGTCCTAACTTACTATTATCTGGTACTGCTGGTTGTGGTAAGACTACTGTTGCAAAAGCAATGTTAGAACAACTTGGTTGTACTTATATGATGATTAACGGTTCTGAGGAATCTGGTATTGATGTTCTTAGAAACAAAATCAAAAACTTTGCATCAACTGTATCTATGGACGGTAATCGAAAGTATGTTATACTTGATGAAGCAGACTATCTAAATCCTCAATCTACACAACCAGCACTTCGTGGGTTTATTGAGGAGTTTAGTAAGAACTGTGGATTTATTCTAACTTGTAACTTTCGTAATCGGATTATCGAACCTCTGCATAGTAGATGTTCTCTTGTAGAGTTTCGTATTCCTGCTGAAGAAAAACCACAACTTGCAATGGACTTTATGCAGAGATGTCAAACTATCCTTGATACAGAGAATGTTAAATATAATAAAAAGGTAGTTGCATCACTTATTCAAAAGTTCTTCCCAGATTGGAGAAGAGTTCTAAATGAGTTGCAACGATATAGTGCAAGTGGAGAAATAGATGCTGGAATCTTGGTTAACTTATCTGAAAGTTCAATTAAAGAACTGGTTACATTTCTTAAAAACAAAGAGTTTACCAATGTTCGTAGATGGATTGTCAACAATCTTGATAACGACCCAAGTCGTATTTATCGTAGGATTTACGATTCCCTTTATGATAATTTGGATTCTTCTACTATTCCCCATGCTGTTGTTATACTTGCTGACTATAGTCACAAGTCCGCCTTTGTTGCAGACCAAGAAATAAATCTTCTTGCTTGTATGACAGAACTTATGACAAATGTGAAGTTTAAGTAATGTATGAACTAAAAGAATATCTAAACTCAATCAACTCCACCAAAACTAACTTGATGGATACTACTGACCCTTTGTGGGAAAGGAAGTATCCATCATTCATCATTAACAAATGTCTTGCACCAACTGGAAAACATGAGTGTCTTATTGTTAATGAGATGAATTTACATAATCACTTAGACAATAAGTTACAATATGACTTTTTACTAAATAGTCTAAGGAGAGAAAAAAGATACGCTCCTTGGATGAAGGCGAGTAAGTCTAAGAATTTAGAGTATGTTAAAGAATACTTTGGTTATAATAATGAAAAAGCAAGGTCTGCATTGAACATACTAAATGATGAACAAATCGCCACTATAAAAGAAAAATTAAATAAAGGTGGAAGAAAATGAATGAATCATTATGGAAACCAGACGATATGCTTGAAGTCGGTCTAAAAGAACCAGATGATTTCTTAAAGGTGAGGGAAACTTTATCTAGAATAGGAGTCGCATCTCGTAAGGACAGAACATTATTTCAATCGTGTCATATCCTACATAAACAAGGTAAATACTTTATCGTGCATTTCAAAGAACTATTTGCACTAGATGGGAAAGACACAAACTTATCAGAAAACGATATCGCAAGACGAAATACTATTGCTAATCTTTTACAAGATTGGGGATTGGTAAAGGTAGTGAGTGAAAGTAAAGTTGAATCTGCACCACTATCTCAAATTAAAGTTATTTCATTTAAAGAAAAGAATGAATGGAAACTTGAAACAAAATACAATATTGGAAAAAAGAAAGAGGATTAAAATGAAAGTTGGTGAACATATTATTGAAGCTGCAAAGAAACAAGCAGAAGGTCAAATTGCAGTACACATTGCAAATATTGAAGTTTACAAAACAATGCCTGCTGGTATTGGTGAACATTCAGATGTTACAGAAGCAGTTATTGCAGAATTAGATAAACTTGCATCTGCTAACGATAGACTAGAAATGATTAATAGGTATTTCTCAGAATTTAAGGGATAGAAATGAATCATATATTACCATTAAGGGACTTTCTGCATGAGCAGGAAGTCTCTGAAAAACCATATCGTTTCGTTGTAATATACAATGACCCAAGTAATGTCGGTGATGACTCTAAAGAGGAAACTGACCCACTTGCTGATAAGATGTTGTCATATGGTAAAGAATTAGGATTAACTGGATTTAAAGCAAAGATAGAAGAAACATATATCATTAAAAAAGATGGTAAATTGTTTATACATAATAAAGAAGATGATGAATTTGAAATAGATGAAAACACTATTGTATTCAATAGGTCTAAATCAAATGATTTCCCAAGTTGGCAAAACTTCTATCGTGAACTAACTATTAATGGGGTTAAAGTTATTAATCCTATGACAGTACATAATATATGTTGGGATAAGTATCATACTTATTTAAGATTAGAACAAGATTATATTAAGCAACCATCTACAGTCCTTGTTAATGATTTAGATAAATTAGAAGATACTCATAAAAGAATTGGTGGTAAATTTCCAGTTGTTCTTAAAACAATCTTGGGAACTGGTGGGGTTGGTGTTCTTAAAATTAAAGATGAAGCACAATTATTATCGTCTGCACAAATCATTAATAAATTAGGTTCTGAAAGAGGTTTGATACTTCAAGAATATATTCCAATAGAATTTGATATTCGTGTTATGATGGTTGCTGGTGAAATCATGGGTGCAATGAAAAGACCACTTGCAGACGGTGATTTTAGAAGTAATGTACATCAAGGTTCTAAACCAGAAAAATTCCAATTAACAGAATTAGAAAAAGAAATTTGTTACAAGGTAGACCGTTCAATTGCTGGTAAATGGATTGGTGTTGACTTAATTGTATCTGAAGATAGAGAAAAAGTTCCACCATATGTTTTAGAGATAAATTCACAGCCTGGTCATGTAGGATATGATTCAGTTCATAGTGGAAGTATACTCAAAGATGTTTTAGTAAAATTTATGAATCGTGATAATTGGACTTGACTTTTAACTACTAAGGTGGTATAACTACATTATGCAATTTTATACGAATG